AAGCCAAAGCATGGAGTGTCTTCCAAGTACAGGGCGAGGACGTCAGCGTCCTCGCGTGCACAATAGACGACGGTGTCGTCCCCCTCCACGAAGAAGGTGTGGGGAACTCCGCTTGCGCGGCAACACGTACTGACCATGAACATGTTACGCAAGGTCTGAAAGCAGGCCGTATCATTACGGCCGCTCTGCTGACTGGCGATACGGGTCGCAACGAAATCAAATATCTTGGCGCGGAAGTTTTGGTTACCAATAACTTCGGCGCGAATTGTCTCGTCGTCGAACAGGAGGTCAATCAGTAGGACGTCAAACCATGCAGTGTACATGTAGTGCACGTGTTTGTCCATGCGGGAGATATCTATCTCAATAGCGTATGAGCGGGATTTGGCCAGGGTCTGCATTTTGTGTGCCCTGGCATTGGGCGTTAGTCCTTTAACGGTGAAAGGAAGGGTAGTGAGCCAATGGTCGACAGCGGAAAAGTACGGGCCGATAATGGACGCAATGGTGTCGTCGATCGTGCAAATGTTACGCGGATCGGTGTACGACGACGTCGACTCCATCTTGAGGAAACACTTCAACGACCGGCGCTAGAGTCCCGTCGATAGGAACTCTTGGCGCGCTCGTCTCATGTCGTTCTGTCTGCCCAGTGGATACCTCTTGACCCACTCCTCGAACGGGAGCGGGCAAAGCTGGTTGGGGAGGTACCTCTTGAGCATCTTGATGAAGTTCTGGGCGTACGTTGTTATCGGCTCCAGCAGTTTGTTGGGGGCCTGCGAGCGGGGCGCTTGGCCGTCGCCCGTTAATCGGTAAGGGTGCAGGCGCCCTCCACGAGCCATTTCGTGATGTTGCCGATACAACCTTTGGATGGTTGGGTTGCTGTCTTTGATCTCTTCGAGCCACTGGACGTGAGGCTGAATTTTGGGGTCCAGCACGCGCGTGTTTAGGGAGTGGAGCGCGTTCTCTCGGCACGGCATGGGGAACAGCGCGGGGATTGTGGTCAGCGGACTGATGGCCGCCATCGCTGGCGGCCCCCTCGGG